CCATCTAACTCTCGTTCTTTTTTCTCAACATCATTTTTTTCTACAGTGCCTGGCGGTGATAGTTCTACATCTCTGTAAAAACCATTGACTTGTTGTTTTCGTAATTCGTTCTCTGACATTTTTACAACGTGAATTACAGACTCTGCATCATCTAAACTAGTTGCTGTGTATGGTACAACTAATTCATCTGCAGGTACAAATTTAGATACGACTCTACCTAGTGGCACATCGTAATAAACTTTTTTAAATGTAGAACCTGCAAGTGGTAAATGAAATAACATAGAATCAAACTCTTCTTCGTATTCTTTCATTTGATCCATAATTAAATAATTCATGAAATCTTTTACACGACCAGCTTGTAGCTCTACAGCTGGAGAGCTAACTCCAACTATTTGTGTTCTGACTGGTCCGTCGGCTGGTAATAATTCTTTGTATGCTTGTGCTTGAAACTGTGTAACTGCCTCTGCTAATACTGGGTGTGTTGCACCACTAGCTCCTTGAAAAGGCTCTGTTCTGTTTTCGTATTTAAATCCTAAAAGATCTAGACCTGATGTGTAAGAACTTTCCCAATCTTTTCTGGATGCTTTGTAGTCCATATAGTTCTGCACCATGTCGTTACCAACTGGTTCTAAAACATCATCAGGTAAAATATCTGCTAAGTTGTCAAAATGATTTTCTGTTCCAGGTATATTGATTGCACCTGGTTCAAAGTCTATAGTCGCTCCACCGTCTTCTTCAGGTGTAACTTCTACGGGACCTTTTTCTACAATTTCTTCTTGAACGTCAACTTCCTCCTCGCCTGGTACTTTGACCTCGGTACGAGTGTTAGGGAGTCCTTTATCTATTTCTGCCATTTAATACTCCTATATTTTCTTACCACGTTTTAGTAGCCCTGACAACCCTTGTGAGTCTGGGTTCATAGATCGTAGCATAGCACCTGATCTATCGCCTGCTTGTTTTGCAAGACCACCACCCGCTGCTGAAAATGGGGTCAATCCCTCGCCTTCAAATTTTTGATTTTCAATTGCTAAATCTCTCACATATTCCCTTGGTGCCATACCCGCTGCTGTAGGGACCATGTCATCAGTTCCATATTTTTCTCTAGCTTTTAACAAAGCTTGACGAGCATTATACCCTTGTATAGCTGTTTCTAGAAATGGTGTCGCAAAAAGAGATCCTCTTGATAGTGCCCTTACACCTGTTTGTGTAAAAGGTCCTCTTAAAAATCTTTTTACCTTACCTGCATTATCTGCAAATAGATCTAAACCAAATTTTTTACTAGCGGCAAGACTTGAAACAGCTGTTGGAAGAGTTATGTCTAAAGCACTCGTATCAGTTTCTTGACCTTTTGCTACATCACTTGCTATTTTACTAGCAGCATAAGCAGATTGAGGAATTGCCAATGTTGGAGCTTCTATCGCTGTTAAAGGTCTAAATAAAAATTTATCTGCGCCTTTTCCTATGTCTCTAAAAACACCAAGATCAAGAAAACCAGCCTCTGCTCCCGCTTTACCTATTTTTAAATTTTCTATTAATTGTTTTTGTGTCAACATGCCTGGTGTGACTTTCATACTATATCCAACAGTGTCGTAAGATTTATCAAAAGCACTTTTTAAATTTGGATTAAAATTTTCATACCCAGCTATAGCTTTGCTTGGTGGATTCTTAAGATCAAATTCTGGTAGCTGTATATTTTTCTTTTCAGCTTCTGTTAAAAAAATTGGTTTAGGCCCTTTGTAATTATTAGGTATTTTTTTAGTGTCTTTATACGTTTGATATTGTATTGAATCTTCTCCATATTGTTCAATAAGACCTTTTCTTACAGCTCCAGGATTAGTAGGTTGATTTAATGCGTTTATTTTTATTGCTTCAAAATCTTCAACTAATTTATTTGCACGTTGTTTGTCTCCAGAACTTAATTCACTATATTTTCTACCTTGAAATATTTCTTGAAGTTGTTCATGTTTTTTAGAAAGTTCAGAGTCAATAAAAGCACCTTTAATGGCACTGTTAACATCTGTTCTTAGTTGTTGTGTAAATATTGCGTATGGAGATAATCCTTGTCTTGCAGAGGCTGTTAAACTAAATATTTCATCAGGAGATTGACCTTTATCTAAGAGTCTTCTAATCGCTTGTTGATACTTACCTATAAATGTTCTCCCTTCTCCTGCTCCTAATGCTTTGTCAACAACATTACCATAGTATTCATACACTAAACCAGACATGGCATATCTATTACTAGCACCACCTATTTCTTTTCCTGTGTTAATAATTTTAATTGCTTTAGTATTATTAATTTTAACTCCTAAATCTTTATACTTGTCAGTAGTATCTGACATAGCCTCTGCCATTTGAAACAATCTTCTGCTAGCAATAGAAACATCGCCACCAACAATCTTTGTTGCTCTTTCCAAAAGAGCCTGTTGAGTTTCTCTATTCAATGTGCCTTTTAATAAATTTTGAATTTGATTGTCATTTGCAAGATTCTTTATCTCTTGGTTCATTTGAGCGTATTTTTTTAATTTAGCTGCTTCTTGCCCCTTTAATCTTCTTACTTTTTGTGTTTTTAATATTAATTCATTTAATCGATTCAAATTAAATTTTTGACCTGTTAAAGTAGAAATTCTATCTACTAAAAATTTTTTACCCGCTGGTGTTATGTTTCTTTCCCCTACATCAAAAAAACCTCCTTTTAATATTTGTCTAGGTTTTTTTGGATCTTTTGGGTCTTCTAAATATATTTTATCACCTAAATCTACGAGTTTACCCATATTACTAGGAAGTAAATGTGCTGCTGCCTCAAAAGCATCGGTGGACAGATTATGGTTAGCAAAACTTTTAGCAATCATATCTAAATATCTAAATTTTGTTTTATCTATATTTTTGTATTTATCCCCAGCTAATTTAAATCCTTTTAATTCATCAAAAGAATCAAGTGCTAAATCTAAAGCTAATTGTGCTTTTTTAAAATCAGGTTTACCACCAGGTAGAGTAAGACCAAGTAATCTCGCTAATTCATCTACACTAGCAACATGACCTTTATTTTTAATTATTATATTTCTAACTTCAAACGCATCATCTAAAGTTGAAGTTTTAACTTTACGTTTATCTTTAAGTTGTCCTTTGAAATCAGGAGAGGTTTTATCAGTTTTAGGTTCTTTAATTACTAGTTTGCCAGGAGCAAAACCAATTCGTCCACCATCTGCTAGTGGATTACGAAAATTAAAATCTTCAAAGACTTGTCTTATTTTAGGTTCTCTTGGTTTATTCATATTTGATGCAGTCGTTATTTGATTAGTCTCAAAGTATTCACGCATACGTTTTTTATCTTCGCTATTTCTAACGAGATAATTCATCATCTTTCCGTGACTTACAGGATCTGCCATTATTCTCCTAACATGTAAGCTAAACCACCTGATGCTTTTTTCTCTCTAGCAATCTGTTCTATTATTTCTTGTTCTAATTCTTCTTTGCTAATGCTGCCTTCTTCTATAACTTCATCAGGGACACCATCCTCAACATCTTTCATCTTACCATCAATGTCTGGTCTTGCGGTAAACTCTTCATACTCATCTACAACTTTTTCACCTTTTGTTGTTTCATCAGCCATACCTGGTTTGTATGTCATGTAAACTTCCTCTGATACTCCTGCTTCATCACCACCTGGTATCATGGCCTCTTTAGTTTTTTTAATATCAATTTTTCCTGTATCAAGATCAATATCCATGGAGTAATCTTTATAACTATAAGACTCTGATCTTTCTTTTGGACCATCAAATTTTTTTCCTAATGCTCTAATTCTATCTACAAGATTAAAAAAATATGGTGGAGCTCCACTTGCAACCTCTGCAGCTTTTTCTGCTACAGGTGCTGCAATCTCTGCACCTTTAAAAAATTTACCAAGAATAGGTAGAGCTGTAAGACCTCCCACCATTTTCATAAACGTTCTTCTATCCATACCTTTTTTAAAACCAATACGTCCACCGTCTGCCATGTCTTCTGGATCTTTTCTTTTGTATCTCAAGATAGCGTTATACGCTCTGTCATAAAATTTTATTCTTTCTTTTGTAGGTAGATCATCATAAATTTTTCCTGCATCCTCTGCTATAAATTCTGCTAACATATCTGCATCAGTTTTTGGATCACGAGACGGCCCACCTTGAAACATATCGTTTGCAACTTTATCGTCCATCATTTGCATTCTTAAATTTTGCACAGACCGTTCGTTTGATTTTTTTATGTTTGATACTATCTCTTCATCTGATTTCATCTTTTTTATTTCTTCTTTGAAGGGTTTACCAAAGTCACGTTTGATAACATTGCTGCCCATCATCTTATCCATGATGCCTTTAAATCTAGGATCGTCTTGAGAAATAACTTCCATACTATCTTTTAAAGCCTTTTTTTCAAATGCCTTGATTTGATTTATAATTCCCTCCAGTTGTTTTTCAGTTTTAATAGAGCTTGGATCTATGCCAAATTCTGATAATTTTTCTGCTAGTTTTGCAGCTT